TGATTCAGATAACTCAAATTATATAGGTTTAAAAGCCCCAGCAACAGTTTCTACGGATACAACTTTTATTTTGCCTGATGCAGATGGATCAGCTAATAATGCTTTAAAAACTGATGGGAGTAAAAATTTAGGATGGGTGGATGTTACAACATTAGTAACATCAGGTATTGATTGGCAATCAACTGTTCAAACAACAGGATTTACAGCAGCATCGGGTAAAGGATATTTTTGTAATACGACGGGTGGTGCTTTTACAGCAACTCTACCTGCAAGCCCTAGCG